GTACTCGGGGGGCTCTTTGCAGGTGCTGGGTCGGCACAGGCAAAAGGAGTAGTCAAGTTCGACGCTCAGAAGGGATGTGTCGTTGTCCTCGGTTACGCGGACACCGATTCGTCCCGACTGAACCAAGAGCCTGATGCAACAACGCACACGCACATGTTCTGGGGGAATCCGGTACCGGTTGGCAACAACACCGTCACGTACGACGACGCGACGGCCATCGGACCGAACTCATGTGCGACGGAACCGAACGATAGGGCTGGTGAGTGGATGCCGGCTCTGTGCACGGACGCTACGTGCCAGACCAAGATCGTCGCGTCTCATGCACTCGTGTACTACCGTTGCTCCGGTGGGGCGAACAACGGATGTCCGAACACGCAGGAGATCCCCGCCGATGCACGACTGATCTCCAACCACTACAACTGGACGTGTGGCCAGCATAGTGGCGCACGCTCAGCACCTGTGCAGGAGATTCCGGATTGTACAGGAGTTCCGAACAAGCCTGGTAACGTGCTGACGTTCCACAACATCTTCCAGGACTGCTGGGATGGGTTGCTGAACGATCACTCGGTGCCCGGTGACATCAACGACAACAACCACTTCACTTGGTCCGTTGCCAAGAAGTGTCCGGCAGCGTTCCCGATCCAGGTGACTCAGGTGAAGTACGCAGTCCAGCTTCCTGTTCCCGCTGGTACTGACTACTCGCAGTTGATCCTGAGCTCGGATGTGCAAGAAGGCACCCTGCACGGTTTGAGCGCGCACGGCGACTACTCGCAATGGTGGTTGAAGAGCGTCAAGAACCCGGGACACACGTTCCTCCTGGACTTCCTCCAGAAGTGTGTGCTCCCGACTCAGCAAGCAACCGGCTGCGGCTAAACGAGAGGAGGTGATACCGGATGGCACTGAACACACCAGTACTGTTGGACACCGCTACACCCAACACGACCGCCGGTATCACCTCCAACTCGTTCACGCCTACGTCACAGTCGATGTTGATGGCGGTGGACTCTAACACAGGTCCCGCTACAGCTAACACGGGCGCAACTATCACGGACTCTGCAGGTCTTACCTGGACGCTGATCTTCGAGGTAGGCCAGGGCAACACCACAGGTGGCATCCGTATCTGGTGGGCACGTTCGCCTAGCTCGCCCTCAGCGATGACCGTTACCACGACCCTCGGTGGAACGCCAACGCACCACAGGCAGTTCATCTACGAGGTGACATCTACTACTTCCTTGGCGCAGCTCAAGGCCAGCTCCGCCAACACTGGTACAGGTACAACAGCTACCACGCCTCAGCCCTCTGCTGGTGTCGCTCCCGCTACGGGTGACCAGATCCACGGTTGGGAGACGGCGCGTAACCTCAACGCTGTGATGACACTGGCGACGTCGTACACGAACATTGCCGAGCAGCACGCAGCCGCACCATCCGCTACGACTCGTGGTCAGTACCGTACTGGCACGACCTCTGCCGTGTTCGACCCCTCGGGTATGTCGACCTCTGCTAACGAGGCTGGCGTATTCATCATTGAGGAGTCGTCGGGTGGTACAGGGTGGACTGCAGGAGAGACTGCAAGCTCAGGCCTGACAGACACGACAGCCTTCGACCAGACCAAGCCGACCACGGATGACTCTGGTCTTACCGACACTTCGACTCCGTCAGTTGGTCGGGGTCTGGCCGACCCAATGGACAGTACTGGATCGACGGACACGCAGATCGTATCTGTTGGTCGCGGGTTGGCTGACCCACTAGACTCTTCAGGCTTGACGGACACGAATAGGTTCGATCAGGGCAAGGCGACGATCGATGACACAGGTCTCACGGACTCTGTCGTTATCGTTCACGGCATCTTCATCGCTCAGACGGACGACAGTGGTCTTACCGACTCTGCAACCGAGCAGCTCAACGCTGGCGGCACATCCTTCACCGCCGGAGAGACTGCCAGTGCTGGTCTTACTGACACAACTGCATTCGCTCAGGGCAAGGCTACGACCGACGATTCAGGTCTTACTGACACCTCCATCGTCTCCAAGGGTGCTAACGGCGTAAGCGTTGATTCCAGTGGCCTCACGGACTCAGCCTTGCTGAGCTCAGCGTTCTCGCGAGCCATTACAGATCCAGCCGGGCTCACGGACCCTGTGGTGTTTGTAGTCGGAAGGGGCGCGTCGCAGACTGACGTTGTCGGTCTAACTGACAGTGTTGTGATCTCGATGTCTCGTGCACTCACGATCATGGACATCGCAGGCATGACTGAGACCACAGTGGTTGTGGATAGTGGCTCAGTTACATACCGGGTTAAGTTCGGTGCCTTGAAGCCACGTGTCGGCATTGGCGCACCGAAGGGAAGAGTTAACATGGGCGATCTCAAGGCACGCATCTCGATTGGAGCACCGAAGCTATGAACGTGTTGACGATCACTGCGCTTGCCAACACTGAGGTGTTTGTGCCTGTGTTTGCATTTGCGAATGGTGCGAGGTTTGATCCCTCGGCCTGGACGGTTGATGTGGCTACACGGCTCATCAACACGACTACCCCGTTGTCGTACAGCGCGGGAGCATGGGAGTTGGACAACTTGGGTGTTCAGTGTGCCAAGAAGACTTTGAACCTAGCTGTAGGGAGGTACGACCTATGGCATCGAGTCAATACCCCGTCGGGTATATGGGCACAGCAGACCGGCGTCGTCGTGGTGGTTGCACCATGAGGATCTTCTTCTTCGATGTCGACCTTAAGCGCAACCCGTTTGAGGTGTTCTTGCTGGTTGCCTGTTTCCTCTCAGGCATCATCAACCTTGTAGGGGCGGTCCCTCCTGCAAGTATTTCACACACGCTGCCACACTGGTCTCAGTACGTGTGGGAGGGATTGCTGACGGGTGGATCTGCAATTGCCCTCTTTGGTTTGTGGCTCAAGAAGCGAGCGATCAGTTTCATCCTGGAGCAGATCGGCCTAGCGGCTGTTGGAAATGGTTGTGCCTTCTATGGCATCGCTGTCCTCTTCTATGCAGGTGCTCAGGCCAGCTTCGCTTCGTTCGTCTCCCTAGCCTTCGGGGCTGCATGCCTCTGGCGCTATGGACAGATTGAGTCCTTGCTGCATCAGGCAATCAAAGAGAAGGAGAAGAGGGGGGCATAGTGGATGGAACAACACTAGCTGCGATCCTTGGCTCAACTAGCGTCGGCACTGTTGTCGCTGTTGCCATTCAAGGATGGAACAACAGGAAGAAGCTAGGTGCAGAGGCAACCCAGATCATCACCAAAGCAGCGACAGATGTCATCAAGGAGGTGCGCGAGGAGAACGCACAGCTACGTCTGGATCGAGCTAAGGATCGATCTGACCTAGAGGCAGTGAAGGTGTTCATCGCTGCTCACCGCATCTGGGACATCCATGCGCAGACGACCATCGTGCGGTTAGGAGGCTCCATCGAGGCTCCTCCTGCCGTACCAATCGAGTGGACTAACCTGTGGGCAGCGGGTAGTTAGTAACCGTGATATACCAACGCTTGTCCTTCCGGAAAGCGGACGCACTATACTACAGTAGAGGAGGGCGATAATGGATCGAGTGTTCGGGTACTGGGCTGACGCAACCGGCTTGCAGTTTGACGAGCAGGGACAGACCTGGATCCATGCAATGCCTATCGGCAAGTACGAGCATCCCGTGTACGGTGAGCTCGACTTCACTCCCGAGCGTATTCAGTCATACGCCGACAGTGTCAAGAACAAGGCACGCGGCGTGGAACTGGATATCGACTACGACCACAAGGCGAAGGACTCCAAGGCTGCAGGTTGGGTCAAGGACGCTGATGTTCGCGCCGATGGTCTGTGGCTGTCGGTCGAGTTCACCAAGCCTGCGACGGAGGCGCTGAAGAACAAGGAGTACAAGTACTTCAGCCCCGAGTTCCACGATGAGTGGAAGGATGCCAAGGGTGTCGTACACAAGAACGTCCTCTTCGGAGGCGGCATCACCAACAGGCCCTTCCTGAAGGACCTGACACCTGTAAATCTGTCTGAGCTCGTTGAGCCGGGCGCAACCCCCAAGGAAGGAAACAAGGTGGATGGCAAGCAGCTCCGGAAGTTGCTGAAGCTGTCCGAGGACGCGACCGACGAGCAGGTCGATGCCGAGCTCACGAAGCAGGCAGACCTGGTCGACGCTCCGAACCCGGACGAGCCGAAGAAGGATGAACCCGTCGTCGCTGTGCTGAGCGAGGAGGCGATCCAGGATCTCACGAAGGCGCTTGGAGAGACCCCGGCCGCTAAGGCAATGGGTGATGTCCTTCGTGTACAGGGCGAGTCGATCAAGCAGCTCACCGAGAACGTCGAGGTGCTGACGACCGCCAACCGTCTCTCCGAGGCGCAGAACACCGTTCGCAAGCTGAACGAGACCGCTGCGGCCAAGAAGATGATGATCCCGGCGAGCGTGCAGACGCAGCTGTCTGAGGCGCTGACTCTTCCCCCGGCTCAGCAGGCTGCGAAGATGCTGTCCGCGATCGAGGACCTGGCCAAGACGGGCTTCGTCCCGACTGGCGAGACGGTTGTTCCCGGTCGTGGTGGTAGCGCTGCTCCTGGCGACGCTGCCAAGCAGTTCGGCGAGAAGGTCGCAGAGCTGCAGAAGGCCGACCCGGCTCTGGGGTACGCGGATGCTGTCTCTAAGGTCACGCTCGCCGAGCCTGACCTGTGGGAGAGCTACCGCACCGAGATGTTCGAGGGTGCGGGGGGAGGTAACTAACCATGGCTAACTACGTTCTGGACAAGGGCTACGTCGCTACGGGTGCCACGGCGTACGCGTTCGGTGAGCTCGTTGTTCCGTCGGGTGCTGCTGGTACCTCTGTTGCTCGGGCCACCTCGGCCGGCTCGGCACTCATCCTGGGTGTGTGCCAGGAGGATCTGGACACCACGCGCCTTGCCACTGGTAAGGCTGTCATCGGCGTACGTCTGATGGGCATCGCGCGAGTCATCGCGGGCGTCAACAACATCACGTACGGCGCTGCTCTCACGAACGACACGTCAGCTCGTGCGGTTCTGCAGGCTGGTGCTGTTGGGTCGGGTGCTCCGTCCTTCGGGCGAGCCCTCAGCCCGTCCGCGAACGTCGGCGATCAGATCGACGTTCTTCTCACGCCATTCGGCAACGTCTAAACAAGGGAGGTGTAAAGCAACATGGTTTACCAGCCTACAGGAACCGGCAACGTTCACTTCGATGCCATCCTGACGCAGATCTCCCTTGCCTTCCCCAACAACGGGTTGGTCGGAGAACAGCTGTTCCCGAGCGTCGTGGTCAAGAAGCAGTCGGACAAGTACTACGTGTTCGGCCGTGAGGCCTGGCTCCCGGAGTACAACGACCTGCGTGCTCCTGGCACTGTGGCAAACGAGATCCCGGG